CGTTCGATGAAATTGGAGACATTTCATAATTTTTTTGTTAAGAAGATTTTATTTTAGGGAAATGAGTTATAGTAAGTCTTCTTAACAAAGCAGATTTTGTTTCTTCATCCAAATCCGGATACCATAAACGAGGATCTAAATTAGATGTAATCCATATCTTTTCGGCTTTGAGAACAACAGCACTACCCTTCACTTCCACGACCACTGGATATCGATCCAACCATCGGAGGAGATGGCCGATATCAATTCCCCCGCGGAATTCATCGATGACAACATTGCGGTGATTGCGGTAGCCATCCCAAAATTTTGTCCTTGGATCTTTCGGGTAAGCATCCATACCGGCTTCATCCCAAGCCTTTCTTGACTTGCCAGTACCGGTAGCTCCCCAATACACCACGCAAACCCGTTCGAAACCAACTGGCGAAAGATGGTCAGCGGCAATTCTTCTAAGGTTGCCGTAACAACGCACCAAAATGTCAGACGGGACGTTATCCAATTGTCCGGTCTTGGCATCTGCAACAACTTGATCCCAATCGGTTGCTCGCGATCGATTAAACGGTTTCTTTCCAAATTCAAAACGGGAGTCGGCGACGGCGGTGTCGTCCTTCCAAACATAGTCATCGGCAGCGGCTGATTTAGTTGGTTCCCAGTGACCATTCGGGAACGTCTTCTTAACGGCTGATAAACGACACGGTTTGCCAAAATAGACGACGAGTTGCCAATGATCGTAACCGGTGTTAGCGCCTCGTTCTCGTTGTCCTCGGGAATAGACAAAGTCTCCCCGCTTGTAGGCATCGGCAAGCCAATCGATTCCGGAGTCGCCGGCAGGTACTGTCCCAAGCCAAATTCTTGCAACCACTGGTTGTAGTCTTCCATCGTTTTCTTTTTCTTTTGCCATAAAAAGTTTTCCCAACGCTTAAATAACAAATGGGTTAGGTTGGGTTAGGTTAGGTTAGGTTGGGCGCTGCGCGGCCCGCTTCGCGGTTTTGAAGTATATATAGCGTTACGATGCGAAGCGAGCTTGCTTTGTAACTTGTAACGTCGATCTAGTAGGTAATACTGCTGTTACAAAACAGCTGGGTGTTACTAGATCGACTACTCGGGAGTCCTCAAGTTTTCCGGTTGCCCCTACGGACATTTTTGAGGGTGGGTGTCTGGGGTTTAACGTCACCGTTTATGGGTCCTCATCTTACCTCCTCCCTCCGTGGCCTCCCTCCTCCATATATATATACCAATTCACTTTATTTAAACAATAGTTCTAGGTACAGTAGAATATCGCATGCCTTGAGTAAGCAACGCATGTACTACCTGATTAGCTTCAAAACCAACATTCAATAATGAACGCGAAGCATCGGGCAAAGTTTCCAACATTTTTTCAAACGCAAACAACTGAGTATTTCCAATATTAAAAATGGGAATATTAGTTGGGTTATTACTTTTAAATATCTCACGCATAAGATCCTTAATAGACATTTTGCGCTTATAACTAATAGTAGCCGATTTAACCTCACCTGGTTTCAATGTCACAGGCATTGACTTTTTACAATTAGAAAACATAGAAGCAGCGGGCGGTTCATTTAATACTTTAGTAGTATCAAGACCACCTGAATAAGTATACGCTCCATTAGCACAAATAAAATACTGCAAAGAATTTCTAGCACGATCAATATACTGCATTTGATTTCCAGAAGCAATATAAACTCTACCAACAAGTGGAGTATTATCAACTTCGTCTGATTCAGTTCCAAGGGTAGACTGAGTACGATTCTGCAATTTCAAAGTAGACGTACCGTTAATATTGACGTAAGCACCTCGTAAACGAACAACTTCACGTACAAAATCTACCGGTGCACCACCAGTTGCTTGAACAACGGGAGATATTAAACGTACTTCTTCCAATTGAGCATCAGTATATTCAAGAGAAATATAAATCGATTGAATATACGTTTGCAAAGCAGCAACAACATCGACAAACTTAGTAGTAGAACTAATCGTTAAAACAGTTGCAAAAGTTGACATACTAGTAGAACTAGGAGATTCGTAATAAGTCAAAAACAACTTAAATTGTTGATTTGTGCCTGTAATAACCAAATCTTCAAAATTAACAATCGGATTAATAGTTTTAAATAATTCTTGAACAATAGCTTGACAAAGAATAAGTAAAGTATCATTAACGTTCAAACTAGAATGTTGAACATAAACACAATTCTTATCAGTAACAAATGATCCAGTTTCACGGCAAAGACTAACACCGCCATAGCGTTTAATGCCGCCATACTTACGTGACTTACGAACACGACGTACTTTACGAGTACGCTTAGTTCTCTTAACCTTCGATACTTTAACTATATTCTTCTTCCCTTTCTTCTTGCGATCACGCTTAAGTTTTTTCTTAGCGGGCATCAACTTGGCTAACAATTAATTATTTTTTTTAAAAAACAAACTCACCAACTTTTGAGTCTTCCCTAAATAAACCTTGGAACCCAACACTCACTGCAGCTAACGTCCTTAACGGTCCCTTACCAATATTTTCTTTAAAGAAATCAAAATCAGCTGATTTTAAATTTCCACCGGAAGCATATCGAGAATCATGTCTCTTACAAGATAAATCAAAATCATCAATAGCAGGAGTATCGTCAGATACACTATCTTGCCATTTACCACCTGACCATCCAGGTCCGCACCAATTTCCGTGTATACGTTGGGCGTACCACTTCCTCTTACCGTTCGATGAAATTGGAGACATTTCATAATTTTTTTGTTAAGAAGATTTTATTTTAGGGAAATGAGTTATAGTAAGTCTTCTTAACAAAGCAGATTTTGTTTCTTCATCCAAATCCGGATACCATAA